AACATCAACCCGTCGGACGTCTTCTCGGCCGCGGAGTTCGATTGGAAGCAGGCCAGCGTCGCTGTCTCCGCTTCCGGTCTCGAAGTCGAGGTGCAGAACACTGGCAAGGAAGCCATCATCAAGCTGGCGTCCAAGCGCATCTCGAACGCGGAAAAGACCATGGCGAATCTCATCGCCACGGCGCTCTACGCGGACGGCACGGGGACGACATCGAAGGAGATCGGCGGCTTGCAGCTGCTTGTCCCAGACGACCCGACCACCGGGACCGTCGGCGGCATCAGCCGCGTGACGTGGACGTTCTGGCGCAGCCTTGTCTACGATGCGTCGTCGGACGGCGGCGCTGCGGCGTCGGCGGCCAACATTCAGGCGTACATCAATACGATCTACAACCGCGCGGTGCGCGGCACGGATCACACCGACCTGATCATGGCCGACAGCAACTACTACGGGTTCTTCGAATCCAGCCTGCAGGCGATCCAGCGCATCACCGATCCGGAGATGGCCACGCTGGGCTACGAGTCGCTGAAGTACAAAGGCGCGGCCGTTGTTCTCGACGGCGGCGTCGGCGGCAACTGCCCGACGAACCACATGTACGGACTCAATTCGGAGTACATCAAATTCCGCCCGCACTCCGGACGGAACATGGTGCCTCTGGAAAAAGTCCAGGCCATCAACCAGGACGCCACGGTCAAGCTCATCGTGTTCGCCGGCAACATGACGCTGTCGAACGCGATGCTGCAGTGGGTTCTCAAAGCCTAATCACTTCACGCTGACGCACGCGCTCACGGGCCAACCTGCGTCACAGCCAAGGAGACGACTATGTCAGGTACAGCTGGCGTGAAGCCAACCGTTCCGACCACTTCGCCGGGTTTCGCGCTGAACGATATCGCGTGGGACCGCGGCAAAGCCTACCGCTACGTCCAAGCCAACGGCGCCATCACAAAGCGCGGTTCGGGTTGCACGATCGGCTACTCCGGCCAGGCGATCATGTACGACACCGGCACCGCAGCGACCTTCCTCGAAGGCGACGCGGTCGGCATCGCGCTGGCCGCTTTTGCCGACAACGACTACGGCTGGCTGCAAGTCTACGGCCTCTGCCCGGTCGACAGCGAGCAGGACGCGCTCGCCAACAAGAAGCTCGGCGGTACGTCCACCGGCGGCCACATCGACGATGCGGCTGCAACCGGCCTCTTCATCAACGGTCTGCATCTCGGCGTCGCCACCGGCGCTTCCGATGCGATCAACGAGACCGGGTTCATCAAGTGGGCGACCGTCGAAATCCAGATGGAGCCGGAGACCTAATAGACGGCGCGACTCCCTCGCGACGCAAACTAACGGGGCGGCGTCGACCGCCGCCCCGCCATTTTTCAGGAGACGACGATGCCCGAACTCACCGAGGCCGACTTCATTCCGGTCGGCTCGCCGAACAACAAGGACAACACCATCCCGCGGTTCTACCCGCGTGAGGTGCTCAACAATTTCAAGTCGGAGAAGGAGGGCCATCCGGTCTACGACAAGATGGACTATGTCGAGGTGCTCATCCCCGGCGACCGCCTGACGCAGGCGGACCGCAAGGTCACCGACAAGGATAAAGCCCGCTGGGCCCGCCATTGGGCGGCGTATCAGGCAGGCAAGGAACTCACGCTCGACGGCATGCCGCTGGAGAAGTGGCCGCTGGTCGACAAGAACCAGATCGAGCACCTCAAGCATTTCAACATCCGCTCGGTCGAACAACTCGCCAAGCTCAGCGACACGCAACTACAGGCCGTTGGCATGGGCGCGCGTGCGCTGCGTGACAAGGCAGTCGTGTATCTCGAAGAGGCTCGTGGTTCCGCCGGCATCTCTCGCGTCCTGCAGGAAAACAGGGATCTGCAAAACCAACTGGCAGCGATGCGGACGCAGGTCGACAGCCTGCTCGCTATCGCTAACGCGGCAAAGGAGGCTGCTGCTGCGGCCCCAGCCCCGGTTGCCGTTGCGGCCCCTGCGGTCGATCAGGCCGCCATCGCCGCCATGGTTGCTGCGGCGGTGCGTGATGCGCTTACCAGCGGGGCCACGGTTGCGCTCGCCGATAGCGCCCGCGCTCAATCGTTCGTGGCCAGGGCCGACGAGGCGCTGGCAAAACCACCCGCCGCAGCGCCGAAGCCCGCCATTGAGGAACCCGGCATTTGAGCCTGCTCCAGCTCATCAAGGATGCTTGTGATCTCCTGAGCCTTGCGCGGCCCAGCGTGGTCATCAACTCCAACGACACCACCATCCGCCAGCTGTTCGGGCTGGCGGTGGTGGAAGCCAATGAGCTGGCAAAGGACTACGACTGGCAGGCGCTGGTTCAGGAAAAAACGTTCACCACGGTTGCGGCCGCCATCCAGACCGACACTCCGGTGGCCGCGGACTTCGATCGCTTCGTTCCCGAGAGCTTCTACAACCGCACCACGCGCCGGAAGGTGCTGGGGCCGGTCACCTCGCGTCAGTGGCAATTGTTGCAGGCCAATCCGCAGGCCGGGCAGATCGTGCTCGGCTACCGCCAGCGCGACGGTGTGTTCCTGCTGACGCCGACGCCGCCGGCGGGGCAAACCATCGCCTACGAGTATGTCAGCTCCTATTGGGCCAAGACCGCAGACAGCGTGACGGCGAAGGCGGTATGGACGCTCGACACCGACCTTACCTATCTCAGCGAGAACCTCATCAAGCTCGGCATCGTCTGGCGCTGGCGGGCGGCGAAGCGCTTCGGCTACGCCGAGGAATACGACACCTACATCGCGCAGAAGAACCAAGAGAAGGCCCGCGACGGCGGCTCGACTACACTCAGCATCGTCGGCGACAGCGGCTTCGACGGCATCAGCGACCCGTTTGTCGGGGAGACCGACTTTGGCGCGTAGGATGACAAGGGCGATGCGCCACGAGGTGCAGAGCGCGGAGATCGCGGAAAAGTTCACGGTGCCGTCGCCGACGCGGGGATGGAATGCCGAGGATCCGCTGGCGAACCTCAAACGCGGCGACGCTTATCAGCTCGACAACTGGATCGCGCGGCCGGGATATTGCGAGATCAGGAAGGGCTTTGCCGAACACGTCGTCGACTTTACCGTGGTGCCGGAAAGCTTTCTGCCTTACCGCGCCGGCGCCAGCGAGAAGATGTTCGCGGTCTCCGACGGCTCGATTTACGACACGACGTCGGCGGGTGCGCTCGGCGCCGCGGTTGTCTCCGGGATGGCGAACTCCCGGTTCCAGTCGATCAACGTCTCCAACGATGCCGGCGTCTTCCTGCTGGCCTTCAATGGCGCCGACGTCCCGCGCAAATACGACGGCACGACCTGGGGGACGTCCGTCATATCCGCCACCGTCGGCTCGATCTCGATGACCGGGGCCGTCATCAACAACGCGATGCTGCATCATCGCCGGGTCTTCCTGCAGGAGAAGGACAGCCTTCGAGTCTGGTATCTGCCGGCCAATGCGATCTCGGGAACGCCGGGGCTGCTCGACCTCGGCATGGTGTTTCCGCAGGGCGGCGGTCTCGTCGGCATGGGCGTGTTCTCGATCGGCGGCGGCGGCGAGAACCCGCAGGCGATGGCGGCGTTCGTCACCGACCAGGGCGAGGTCGCGATCTATGCCGGCGATAATCCGGCGGACGCAAATGCATGGGCCATCGCCGGCGTCTACACCATCGGCAAGCCGCTCGGACGGCGGGCCATATACAACAAGGCCTCGGACCTCATCGTGGTCACACATGACGGCGCGATTTCCCTGCGCGCGGTGATGGCCGCCGAGGGCGACTCGCAGAAGTACAAGCCGGTGACGTCGCGCATCAAGAACGCCTTCGCCATGGCGGCGACATCCTACGGCACGAAGTTCGGCTGGGAGACCATCTTCTATCCAACCGGCCAGCTCACCATCGTCAACGTGCCTATCACCGAGCTGGGCCGGGCCAAGCAGTTCGTGCAGTCACAGACCGGGGCGTGGAGCCAGTTCATCGGCATCAATGCCGTCTGTTGGGTCTATGTGAACGACCAGATTTATTTCGCCGGCACCGATGGCGACGGCGTCAAGGGCGTCTTCCGATGGGACACCGGCGGGTCCGACAATGGCGTCGCGATCCAGTGCGATTTGATCCCGGCCTTCGACCAGTTCGGCGACGCCCGCTTCAAGAACTTCACCATGCTGCAGCCGATTCTGCGCATCGCTCCACAGCTGCGCCCGTTCATCGACATGCTCGTCGACTATAAACTGACGCAGCCGAACAACGTGCCGGACAGCGAGACCTCCGGCGGCTCCGGCGTCTGGGGCGTCAGCCTCTGGGGCGTCGGCTTGTGGACGTCGGCCAACCCGCTGCGCCAGGACTGGACGTCGACAACCGGGGCGGGCTACGCCGGCGCGCCGCGCCTGAGGGTCATCTCCAATCCGGATCCGGTGAGCGGGGTCTATCCTACGCGGCGCTGTGAGCTTCTGGTTTGCAACGGCACCTACACGCCGGGATCGGCTTTCGGATGAGATTGCTGGATCACCCACAAAAGGACCTGCTGGTCGCCGAATGGGTCCGCCTGCGGATTCCGCATATGGAACACGGCGGCTTCGGAGCGCCGCTGCCTGGCGGTCGTCTGCCTTATGTCGCCTATGGCGTCATCGGCGGACCGGATCGGGTGACGATGCTAGGCGGCGTCGTCTTCCATAACTACGTCCCGGCCTATCGCTCGATCGAGTGGTCGGCGGCTTCGGTGACCCCGTGCTGGCTTAACCGCGAGATCATCTCCGATATTCTTTCGTATCCCTTCGGCAAGCTGGGCTGCGCCCGCATCACCGCCATCATCCCGAAGCCATCGGGCAAACCGGATGACCCCGCCCAGCGCGCCTGTGACTTCCAC